CGATAACTACGCTGCTGATGCTGGCAAGAAGCAAGTTGTCTGGGGCGATAGCGGGGCTGGCACTTCGTTGGGCGAAGTAATGTCGGCTACTGAATTGGTCTATATCACTGGCGGTGCAAACACCGGCGATGCAGCTACTGGCGGCGCGGTTTCTGGTCAAATCCTGTACTTCGTCGCAGACCCACTGCTCGGTCAGCAGAACGTCTAATTGAGGAGGCATCGCCATGATGCAAACAGACGTTAAATCGGCGCAGGTAACTTCGACCAACACTGCGTATGCTGATGCGACCCGTGTAAAAGCGGTGACTGTTAGCTACGCTACTGGTGGTACGGTTGTCTTGAAAGACGGTGGCGCGAGCGGCACTACACGCTTCTCGTTTACTGCTCCAGCAGCGGCGGGGTCAGAGCACATCCTGTTCCCCGGCGAAGGCATCAAGTTCAATACGGATGTCCACGCAACTCTGTCATCGGCAACGATTGTGGTGTTCTATGGCTAAGACCCCGGCTTGGACTCGTAAGGAGGGCAAGAACCCCAAGGGCGGTTTGAACGCCAAGGGGCGTGCCTCTTATAACGCAGCCAATCCGGGGAAGCCCGGTCTGAAAGCACCGCAGCCGGAAGGCGGGGCTAGGAAGAAGTCATTCTGTGCCCGAATGTCGGGGATGAAAAAGAAGCTGACTTCAGCCAAGACCGCGAGCGACCCGAACAGCCGGATCAATAAATCTTTGAGGGCTTGGAAATGTTAAAAGACCATATCGAACCAGACCTAATGGACAACATCTCCATCCTTGCGGGGTTGGGCGTTATTCTTGGATGGTTACCAAACGTGCTTTCTATTGTCACTATTGTGTGGTTCAGCATTCGTATCTGGGAATCCGATACGGTTCGTGGTTTGACCAACCGGAAGAAACCCGATGCCAACAGTCAGTAAGAAGCAAGAACGGTTTATGCAGGCGGTTGCCCACAACCCTGCGTTCGCTAAAAAGGCAGGTGTGCCACAGGCTGTGGGTAAAGAGTTCACTAAATCTGGAGGCGGTATGGCTGAGTCCAAGGCAATGATGAAGAAGGAAGTGGCTTTCATGAAGAAGAAAGGCGCTCCCAAAGCGATGCTCAAACATGAGATGAAAGAAGCTGGCATGAAGAGGGGCAGCATGGCTAAGTATGCCGAAGGCGGCATGACTGATAAAGAGTTTGATCTTATTAAAAAAATGTATGAACGCTCCGGCGCGAATGTCGGCCCCCGTAAACCTATGTCTGAAGAGATGAGGCAGCGCATTAGCGCGGAAGTAGGCAAATTAGAGAAAAAACCGCGTGGCGGTGGCGGAAGTGGCGGCGCAGCTTCTGGTACCCGCGAAATGCAGCTAGGTTCAGAGCTTGACCCAAAAGCAATGATGAAACGTGAGGGTATGAAGTACGGCGGCAAGGTCAAGAAGATGGCGGCTGGTGGTATGGCTACATCGAAGATGGGCGCTGTGAAGACCGCTGCTCCTAGCCGTGACGGTGTTGCTACCAAGGGCAAGACCAAAGGCACTATGGTCAAGATGGCAGGCGGTGGTAAAGCTAAGAAGTATTGCTGATAGGAGGCTGTGATGCCAAAGAAAGAAAGTACAGATTACGCTTCAGACAGAGTCAAACGTCTTGCGGATATTGAAAAAGAATCCCGCGAGTACGGGCGTGAGCTAGGGCGTGAACGGCAAGAAAAGGCAGATCGCCTTGGTGGACCAATTGGCACTCCTGCTGCCTATATCAAACGTGCTGGACAATATGTTTACGACAAGGCTACGGATGCAGATGCCTACTTGTCTGGAAAACTAGGTATGGAAGAACGCGCAGCATCTCGTAGAGGCGAACGCGCTGGGCTAAAAGACGAGGGCTACAAAAAAGGCGGCAAGGTTTCGTCCGCTTCTTCCCGTGCCGACGGTATCGCGCAGCGTGGTAAAACTCGCGGGAAGATTTGCTGATGAGAGCCTCACGCGGGATGGGTGCAATTAACCCAGCCAAAATCCGAAAGATCAAGAAACGGGACGGCAACGAGCCTGTGACGGTCTATAAGGAAGGCGGCGAGACGAAGTCTCGCGTGAATCAGTCTGGCAACTATACGAAACCCAGCATGAGAAAAAGCCTGTTTGAGAGCATCAAAGGCCAAGCGGTGCAGGGTACAGCGGCAGGTCAATGGAGCGCGAGAAAAGCACAGCTACTCGCAAAGCGATACAAGGAAAAGGGTGGAGGCTACCGTGGCTGAAAAGAAAGAACCTAAGAAAGAACGCGCTACTTTTAAAACGGTTCGTAGCTATCCATACGGCAGCGCGGAACTAGGCGGCAGTGAAGTGTTGCGCGATAGCATTTCAACGGGCGTGCATTTTAAAGATGCTGAAGGCGGGGAAAAGAAAGCCCGCGAATACGCCTCCGAAATGCAACGCGAAACTCGTGGTATGAAGAAGGGCGGCACTGCCTCATCTCGTGCAGATGGCTGCGCTATGCGCGGTAAGACTCGCGGAAGGATGGTGTGAGATGGGTGATTTACGCAAACTTGTTCAAGAGATAGAAGCCAAGCGTGCCCGAGGCGAGGTCAAGGACGTTAGCCCAGAAGAGTTTGACAAAGTTGAAAGTCAGGCTGGCTTGAAAGACCTTGACGGCAAGTTCAAGAAAGACAGAGCCGAGCCACGTCCGCCCCCAAGAGAGCGCATGAGCAAGGCGTTGTCTGAGCTGGACGGTATGAAAAAAGGCGGTAAGGTTTCATCTGCGTCTTCTCGTGCTGATGGCTGCGCTATTCGCGGTAAGACCCGTGGGAAGATAGTGTGAGATGAAGAGGCGTAAAAAATTTGACGACGGTGGGTCAGTGATGGATAAGCCATCACGGGATATGCGCGACCCAGCATACCGCCGTCAGTTAGAGCGCGAACAGGCGTTGGAAACTTCAGCGCCAGAATTGATGTTAGTTGGCCCCGGCGGTGCAGCAAGAGAATTAAAAACCCTTGTTGGAACCCCGACGAAGTTTCGAGGAGTTACTCCTGAAATTGGTTCGGCAACCCCACGAGCATTGCACAGAAAGAATCTTAAAGACCTCGAGTCTTTTGATGATATGACGTTTGCCGAGAAAAAGGCGTTGGCAAGAAGTACAACAAATGCGCAAATGCAGGCAACTAGAGATAGCCTTCAAAAAAGCAGGAGTGCACCGGAAGAAAAGTTGAAGAGAGTGGTGAACAACGTAATAGGAGGCGCAGCGCGTACTGCTGGCTATGAAGCGTTGGTTAACAGAAAAAAAGGTGGTGTTGTGAAGTCAGCATCATCTCGTGCAGACGGTATAGCACAGCGTGGTAAAACACGAGGTAAGATGAGATGAAAGCCCCGCAGCAAAGCCTGAAGGCGTGGACGGAGCAGAAATGGCGCACAAAGAGTGGCAAGCCGTCATCGAAGACTGGCGAAAGGTACCTGCCAGAAGGCGCAATCAAAGCGTTGAGTCCAGCGGAGTACGCAGCCACAACACGGGCAAAGCGGGCGGGAAAGAAGGCGGGCAAACAGTTCGTAGCCCAGCCGAAGACGATTGCGAAGAAAGTAGCACCGCACAGGAATAAAGGTAAGTAATGACCACTTCCGGCACATCCAGTTTTAACCTTGACCTGAACGACATCGTTGAGGAAGCGTTTGAACGCGCCGGTGGCGAACTGCGTACGGGCTATGACTTGCGCACGGCACGACGCTCCTTGAACCTGCTGTTTGCTGATTGGGCGAACCGTGGTCTGAACATGTGGACATTTGAGCAACTGTCCATTCCGCTTGTACAAGGGCAACCAACCTACGCGCTGCCGGATGACACCGTAGACTTACTTGATCACGTCATCAGAACGAACGCCAATCAGCCCAGTAACCAAGCTGATCTCACAATCACCCGAATAAGCGTATCCACATACGCCACGATCCCAAACAAGCTGATTCAAGGCCGACCAATTCAGGTATGGATTCAGCGTATGACGGGCGGCGATTCGCGGTTGTTAGGTACTGTCCAGAGCACTATTAATGCCTTGGCAACATCGATCCCGATCACGTCGTTGGAAGGTGTACCGTTTGCAGGGTTCGTGCGGATTGGTACCGAATTGATTGGCTACAACCAAACGCAGCCTGCGGCGAATGGCAACCCAGCGTACTTGCTGAACTGCGTGCGTGGACAAAACAGCACAACCGCAGCGAGCCATCTGACGGGTGCAGCAATTGATCTGGTGCAGAAGAACAGCGTCACGGTATGGCCGACCCCAGATTCGGCAACCACGTACCAGTTCGTTTACTGGCGGTTGCGTCGCGTGCAGGATGCGGGTAGTGGCGGCACCAAGACGATGGATGTGCCGTTCAGATTTGTGCCGTGTTTGGTGGCAGGGCTATCATATTATCTGGCGCTAAAAGTGCCGGGCGCGATGGACAGACTACCTGTTTTGAAGGCGCAGTATGACGAGGCGTGGGAGTTGGCAGCAAGCGAAGATCGTGAGAAGGCCGCAGATCGTCTGGTGCCGCGTCAGCAGTACATTACTGGTGGTGTCTGATGGGAAATAGGTTTGCCTCTGGTAAACATGCGATTGCGGAATGTGACCGCTGCGGGCAGAGGTATAAGCTCAAGGAGTTAAAGAAGCAGGTAGTCAAGACTAAGGTCTATAACTTGCTGGTGTGCCCATCATGTTGGGACCCGGATCAGCCGCAGTTGCAGTTGGGTATGTATCCGGTAGATGACCCGCAGGCGCTGCGTGATCCACGTAAGGACTTGAGCTACTACCAGTCAGGAGCCACAGGACTACAGTTGACAGCAACGCCGAACACTACCGTAGACTCGGATGGTGTACCGGCAGAAGGTAGCCGAGTCATCCAGTGGGGTTGGGCACCAGTAGGCGGATCAAGAGCAAACGACGCAGGGTTAACGCCAAATGCTTTGACTTCTGTTGGTGTAATAGGCAATGTAACTATCTCGTAGGAGTAAGCATGGACAAGAAGTCAATGAAGTCGGTAGCCGACAAAGCAGTCAAAGGACATGAGAAGCGCATGCACGGAGCCAAGAAAATGGCTAAAGGCGGCGTGACCAATGAGATGCTAAAGAGCATGGGCCGTAACATGGCGCGAGTGAAGAACCAAGGAGGCAAGTAATGGCTAAATTTTCACAAAAGCAAAACGGCAAAGAAGTAGGCCCAGCTTCTGTTTATGCGGAGCCACACACTATGGCCGGTAAAGAAGTTAAAGCGCAGGTGCCGAAAAAGTCTGGTGCTGAATACATGAACGAGATGAATATTGCGGTGGGTATCAGCAAGGGTAACTTTAAGGAACCCAAGACGACGGGCATCAAGATTCGTGGTACCGGCGCGGCTACCAAAGGCACAATGGCACGAGGCCCGATGGGTTGAGGTGAACCGTGACTTATAACGAGCTGTTCATTGCGGTCAAGGACTACCTGCAGAACGACTTCCCCACAAACACGTGGACGAACGTAGCAGGGACGGGTGTTGTTTCGTCTGATGGTACAGATCAGATTAACCTGTTTATCCAGCAGGCCGAAGAGCGCATCTATAACACGGTGCAGATTCATGCACTTCGTATGAACGTCACGGGTGTAACCACTGGCGGTAATCAGTATTTGTCTTGC